GAGCGCGTGGATGACGGACGAGATCCGAGCTCTGCTGGCGGCGATTCCTGGGCCACACGCGGCGAAGAAGCGAACAACGGTCATCAAGTTAGCATTCGCCCGGGCGAACCAGCAGCCGGTGCGGCGGGTTTTCGGTCAGGCGGACACATGCGCCGAGAACATCTGGTACATGAAGTGGCGATTCGACTCGGCGATCTCGACGGCGCATCAGGCATGCTACGACCGGGCGCTGCAGTGGGCGGACGACGAGACGGCGGTGCTAGAGGAGCACCACCGACGACGTCGACGTCGCAGCGTAGCGCGCTACGCGGCTCAGGCCCCATTGCAGCTTGCGCGGGTGATGAAAGATGGCGAGCAGAGAGGGGCGGATCGGATCAGTGCAGCGGATGCGCTGATGCGCTGGGCGGAGCCGGAGCTGGCGCGTGCAGTTGGAGCAACTGCGCCGGCGGGAGAGGGTGGCCAAGTGAACGTGTTCGCCGGTTGGAGCAATGATGAGCTCGAGGCATTCATTGGCAACATCCAGACTGGGCCCATCGGTGCTGGCCAGGGCGCTGCTGGAGAGACAGAGGCGGCGGGCGACGGGAGCTCTGGACCTGGCAACGTGGACGAGCCTGCGCCGGCGGCTGCTGGTACCGGGCAGGACGTTTGACCTGGTCGCACATCCGTACCTGGCAGAGATCTACCAGTGCCAGGCGCGGCGGATGGTCATTAAAAAAGCAAGTCAAATCGGGGCGAGCGAGTATCTGATCAGCTATGCGCTGCACGCGGCTGACGAGCGCAGGGCCACGGCGCTGTATGTGTTTCCGACCGATACGCACGTCTCGGATTTCAGCTCGGCCAGGCTGGGGCCGGCGATCGAGGCGAGTTCGTACCTGGCGGAGATCGTGGTGGAGGGGCGGGCCATCGGCGGGAAGCGGGGCGCGGACCGGGTGACGCTGAAGAGAGTGCGGGATCGGTTCGTGTACCTGCGCGGGGCGCGGGTCGAGGCGGACGGTAGTGCGCCGCAGCTCAAGGCGATCGACGCGGATGTGCTGATCCTGGATGAGGTAGACGAGATGGATCCACGCGCCCCCGAGATCGCTGTGAAGAGATTGGGCCACTCATCGATCGGTGAGGAGCGGTGGGCGAGCACGCCGACCTACCCGGGCATGAGCATCGACCGGGCCTGGCAGGAGAGCGATCAGCGCGAGTGGATGGTGCGCTGCGAGCACTGCGGAGAATGGCAGGCGCTGACGATCCACCAGGTGGTGGAGGAGTGGGATGCGCTGCAGAGGCCGGTGGCCTGGCACGGGATGCCAGACGGGGCGTGGCCAGCCTGTGCGCGGTGCGGTGGCCAGGTGGACCGCCTGGCGCCCGGGCGGTGGGTGGCGGCCTGGCCAGAACGCCAGACCGTGGGGTATCACCCGACGCGGATGGCCAGCGCGCAGGCGGACCTGCTGGAGATCGTGCGCAGGCTGCAGAGCACCGACGAGACGCGGCGCAAAGAGACGTTAAACCAGGACCTGGGCGAGGCGTACGTGCCGCGCGGTGGGCAGATCACGGCAGAGATCCTGGACCAGTGCCGGCGCGAATATGCGCACGGGCCGCAGCCGGGCCCGACGGTGATGGGCCTGGACGTGGGGCGGACGCTGCACGGGGTGGTGCGCAGCGGGCCAGATGAACGGGGGGAGACGCGACAGTGCTGGGCCGGGGAGATGGACAACTGGGAGGAAGCGCGCTGGCAGATGAAGAGGCTCCACGTGCGGCGGTGCATAGTGGACGCGCTGCCGGAGACGACGAAGGCGAGGGAACTGCAGGCGACGTTCGGGCAGGGCGTGGTGTGGCTGGCCTACTATGTGACGCAGCGGACGGGGACGAAGGCGCGCGAGCCGGCGCAGTGGGACGAGGTGAACGGGGTGGTGAACCTGGATCGGACGCGGACGATGGATCAGATGCTGGGGCGCTTTTACGACCAGACGAGCACACTGCCGGCGCACGCGCGCGAGATCCGCGAGTATTACGCGCAGATGATGGCCCCGGTGCGGGTGTTGGAGGATGGACCGGGCGGGGAGCGGGTGGCGCGCTATGTCGAGAGCGGTCCGGATCACCTGGCGCACGCCGAGAACTATTGCATGGTGGCCAGCCTGGCGGAAGGGATGGAAGGTCGGGCATTCGTGTGGGCGTACTAGGACACCCCCACCCCGTCCCTCCCCGCGAGCGGGGAGGGGGGGAGCAGGAGGTGCAGGACGGATAAGCGTTATTATCGTGTCTGATTATGGAGTCTGAATGTGTCCGTTGACGTGAAGCGCGACGCAGAGCTGGCATACAGCGCCTGGACCGCCGGAGAAGAGAAGGACCGGCAGTCGAACGTGGTCCTGGCCAGGCGGTACTATGACGGCGACCATGCCGTGCCACTCACCGACCGGCAGAAGGAATTCCTGGGGTTCCAGAAGGCGGGAGGAGAGCGGTTTGCGCTGAATTTCTGCCACACTGTGGTGAGCGCTCTGTCGGAGCGGCTGCTGGTGAGTGGATTCTCGAGCAGCGACGATGCATTGGCGGCGTGGGCGTGGCAGGCGTGGCAGCAGAGCCGGATGGACGGCGTGCAGATGCGGGTGCACGACCGAACGGTACAGGATGGTGAGCATTTTGTGATCGTGGACTGGGACGCCACACAGCGCCGGGCGGTGTTCGTGCCTCATCCGCGCTACACGGATCCGACGCTGGGGGGGACGGGATTCGGCTGCAAGGCGCACTATCCGGACGGGGATCCGGACCGGGCGATGGCCCGGGCCAGCAAACGCTGGACGGATCGGGGCGAGCGCGAGGGCAAGACGGAGACGCGGCAGCGCATGACGTTGTACTACCCGGAGCGGGTGGAGAAATACGTGCTGGCCACGGGCATGGGCGAGGCGGGTTGGATACCGTTCGCCGAGGAGGACGGTGGGCGCTGGCCGCTGCCATGGCTCGATAGCCAGGGACGGTCGCTCGGGATCCCGGTGATTCATTTTCGCAACAACGCCGACCTGCGGACCGAGCTCTGGGACGCAATCCCGATCCAGGACGCGATCAACAAGACGTTGATAGACATCCTGGCCACGGCTGACAGCACGGGATTCCGGATGCTGGTGGCCCTGGGATTCATTCCCACTACGGACGGCAAGCCGCCCGAAGAGGACGGCAGCAACTATTTGCAGGTGCACCCTGGCTGCTGGATCGCGACGACCCGGTTGCGAACGGAGGCGCAGGTCGAGGCGCTGGAGGCGGCCGACCTGGGGCCCATGCTCGAACTGTTACTGGAGCTGATCATGGACCTGGCGCGGGTGACGGACACGCCGATCAGCCGGTTTCAGGCGACGCGACAAATTGCGGCCGAGGGGACACTGAAGCAACAGGAGGGGCCGCTCCTAGCCAAGGTGAGGTCGCGGCAGACGGGCTTTGGCAATAGCTGGGAGGATGCGCTGTACATGGCGCGGCGCCTGGCCAACACATTCGGCGGCGAGGGGCTCAACGAGCAGGAACTGCTGGAGACGCAGTGGGAGCAGGCGGAGACGCGCGACGAGAAGGCATACCTGGAGGCGCTGGCCATCAAGCGCGAGAAGCTCGGCGTGCCGCTGGAGATGATCTGGCGCGAGGCCGGGTACAGCCAGGAGCAGATCGCCGAGATGCGGGAAACGGACGAGTACCAGGCGCGCCTGGCACAGCAGGCGATGGCCATCGAGGGGCTACAGGCAATGCGCGGAGGGCAGGGATGACGCTGGCCGAGCACCAGGCCGTGGTAACGGGGGCGCAGCAGGCCGGGCGCGAGATGGACGTGCTGTTCGCGGAGATGGGCACTGAGGACCATCCACGTGGACGGGTGCTGGGGGCGTACCGGACGGCGCACCGCGCATTACGGGAGGTGTTCCGGCGCGGGGGCCAGGCGTGGGAGGCACTGGAGGTGCTACGGGGCCTGCGGGAGCTTATCAGCGCGATCGCGGCGGGGATCCTGAGCCGGGCAGAGGCAATTGGACGAGAGACAGCAGGCGAGGCGCTGTCGACGTATGGCCTGCAGGCAGGACTGCAGGTGGGCCTGCCTGCGTCGCTGCACGAGGCGTACCAGGCCTGGCTGGCGATGGTGGAGGCGCAACTGGCTGGCGCGCGGGCGGTGATCAATGCCGGCGGGGATCCGACGCTGATCGTGGGCGACGAGGAGCGGGGCGGGATGCTGCAGCCGGGGCCGGTGGTGCGGGAGGGGGCGCGCTGGGTGGTGATCGTGGCCGGGATGGCGTGGCTGGCTCTCATCGAGGGTCCCCTGTCGCGCAGGCCCCAGGAGCAGGAGCAGTTCCTGCGGCAGGCCATTGCCGCGATCGACGAGCGGACGACCGACTGCTGCCTGCGGGTGCATGGCCAGGTGGTACGATTGGACGAGGATTTCCGGCTGACCGGGATACCGCGCTATGCAGATATGCTCCGGGATCCGCCATTCCACTGGTGGTGCCGGACGAGCGTGGCGCTGGTACGCGCACAGGACGCGCAGGACGAGCTGACGCAGGAGATGCGCCGGCGCGCGGATGAGGAGTTGGCGGCCCGGGCTGAGGCGCAGCGGCACATCGATGAGCTGGAGACGGAGCTGACCCGGCTGGGAGCGGCGCCCGATGTGCGGCTCCGGCTGAGTGACACTGCAGAGATCCGGCGACTGCGGAACGAGCTGCGCATGTGGCGGGCACGGCTGCGGGTGGAGATCCATCCCAGCCATGGCAGGAGCAGGCGCGGTGCCCGGTAAGCAGATAAGGCGCTGGAATGTATACCACGCGCTGCGTCGGCACGGGTGCAGCAAGCAAAAGGCGGCGCGCATCGCGAACACCCGGCGGGCGCGCCGGAGGAAATGATGGACGCCAAGCTAAAAGCTGCAATTGAACTGCTATCCCTGAGTGCTCAACTCGTCGGTGCGCTCAGCGGCGTCGAGTTGCATCTGGAGGATGCCGTGCTCCTGGCCAGGGCGGTCGAGGGCGAGGGCGCGGCCTTGTTCAGCAACCGCAACGAGGTGGGACAGTGGATCGCCCACACCGCAATGAACCGCACGCAGCGCAAGTGGTGGCCGCACGACTTGGTCACCGTCGTGACGCGCGATTTTCATGGCTATGCCAACTGCCAAGTGCCACAAGTCTGGGCGCTGCAGATCGCTGTGCAGGCCATGCTGCGGACCGAGGACATGACCGGCGGCGCGGTGTTCGTGCTGAACCGTGCCGACCTGCAAAAGTTGGGGTACGACAAGGCAGGCTATGCAATCAAGACATTTGCAGAGGGCGAGCACGAGCTGTACTTTTTCAAAGTATGGCCATGGTGAAGGAGGAATGATGGCCATCACAGATGAGGCGTGGGAAAGTCCGGAAAGCCAACTCTCTGCTGAAGAGTTCTGCCAAGTTACTTTAATCGATGAGAATCCCAAGGGCCAGGCGAAGGCTAAGGAGCGCTGCTACTTGCCTGTGCGGGCCCGCCCGGGGGCAGCGGTGAACCGCAATGCGGTGCATGCCGCGGCGGGTGGGCATGGGATCTCGCGGGTGCAGGGGGTATCGGCGGAGGCGCGGCGCAAGGCGGCCAGGCGGCTGGTGCGGCTGTACCGGGAGATGGGGGAGGTGGCGCCGGAGCACGTGTACCGCCTGGCAGGAGAGAGGCGGCCGGCGGAGAAGAGCCAGAGTTGAACGAGGCGGGAGGACGCCTGATGGGGCCGCCACAGTCGATGCGCATCGGAGCAGTCGACTATACGGTGCACGTGGTCGCCGATCTGAAAGACGGTTCGCAGAAATTGTCGGGCTGGATCCAGCACGAGCGGACCAGGATCTGGCTGGAGCGGGACCAGTCGGCGCAGGTGATGAGGCAGACGCTGTGGCACGAGGTGCTGCACGCCCTCCTGGTACAGGCCGGGCACGACGGCACGCTGAGCGACCCGGTGATCGAGGCGTTAGCGTACGGGATCGTGGGGGTTTTGCGAGACAATTTGTGGCTGGCCGAGCCCGCGAGCGCGGTGTAGGCCGGATAAGCATAGTTATGCGGTGTGCCTGAGATAGGCGGAGGACGGGTACGTCCTGAGGACGAGTACGTCCTAGAGGAGTTGGCGAGATGCCAGGTAAGGGGAAGCAGCCCGAGACGGGCGACCAGGACACAACAGAGACGGAAGAGCAGCAGGGCGCGGGTGCGGAGACACCTCCAGCGGGCGGCGAGACGCAGACGGAGGGCGGTGGTGCTCTGTCGTTGGAGCAGATCCAGGCGGAGCTTGAGCGCACGCGGACGGCGCTGCAGGGCGCGAACCGGGAGAGCGCTGACCGGCGCAAGAGGCTGGAGGCGTTCGAGAAGGCGGAACTGGATCGCGCCAAGAAGGATTTGAGCGAGGTGGAACGGCTGAAGGGCCAGGTGGCAGAGCTCGATAAGCGAGCTCGGGAGCTCGAGGCGGAGCGGGAGATGATGATCATCCGCTCTGCGGTGGAGCGAGCGGCGGCGGCGCTGGGGTTCCACAGTGCGGAGGATGCGTATCAGCTCGCGGACCTGTCCGGAGTCGAGATCGATGAGGACGGGAAGGTGAGCAACGTGGACAAGGCGCTGAAGGAGCTGGTGAAGGCGAGGCCGTACCTGGTGCGGGTGGTGGACAAGCCGGACACCAACGCCGGAGCCACGGGAGGCAAGGTGAGCCGTGAGCAGGACGAGGAGAGATTGCGGCGCAAGTACGGCATCTAGGCCTCTCGGCGGACGGTCAATTCTACGGATGAGCGGAGCCAAGTAAGCTCCAAGAAATGAAGGCTGAGTGCAGCCTGGAGGTCAGGTGAGATGGCGGATGTGACAGTTACTGCAGCAGATGTCAAGCCGCTGCCTGGGGCGGTGGTGCGACGGTACGATGCAGATGCCACGCTGTACGCGGGCAATGCCGTGTATCTGAAGTCGGACGGAGAGGTGGCGCAGGCGGACGCGGACACGGCGGCCAATGCGCGGGCGATCGGGCTCGCGGTGGCCGGGCCGGAGGGGAAGACAACCTTTCTGGCCGGTGACGCGCTGGACGTGGTAGTGGGGGGGCCGGTGGCGGGATTTTCGAGCCTGACTCCGGGAACCTATCTCTTTTCGAGCACCACGGCCGGGGCGATCGCGGACGCGGCGGCGACGACCCAGGCCGACTATATCTGGGTGATTGGGTACGCCGAGGCGGCAGCGCGGATGTACGTGCAGCCGTGGACGGACGACATTGCGGCGATCAGCTAACTTTGCCTCTGGCCCCGCCCTGGCCCCCCTGCCTGCGTAGGCAGGCACCCCGACCCTCCCCCGCTTCGCAG